ATCAAAAGCAAATTACTTAACATCAGATTATAATGGAATGGATCTATGGCCAGAAGCAGGATTTGAAACAGAATTCCCATATTATTCATTTGATCCAACCGAAGACGATTTGCATAGTGGTGGACCAGATATGGATTTTCATATGGGTGGTGGATATAACTTTGAAAATGGTTCCCAAAACTGGATGGAATCTTTATATCATTATGGAATGAGTAGCGGTAAACAATTTGATCCATTGTATAGAACTTCTGTTGTTGGATCATATATTCTTCCAAACAGTTATAGAAAATTAAAACCACATCGTTCTTGGTGGTCATTGTTTGTTCCTAGAAATCTGTTTATTCCAATACGCTTTGCCAATATTCTCAAATCTCCAAATACAAAAGCAAGAGACATGTTTGGTGGAAGAGGAATATTTACAATTTCGCCAAATTATTGGAGAACTTGGTATGGAAATGAATTTGCAAGTTGGATAAATCCAGATAAGATAAATTTAGAATCTTTAGTAGCTGAGAAGGCTCCAGATTTGAATTTCCTTGTAGATGACCACGATGAATATGCGGGTGAAGTTCAAAAAACCTATATTTCTGCCCACAAAGATCCAAATGTACATGGTTCTGGTTATTTTAGAGATTCGTTGATGTATTATCTGGCAGGAAATTATAATCTATACAGACCAGGATTAGTCAAGACTGAACTATGGCAATGGGATTTGAGTGGAGAAAGTGATTATGGATTGATCACTCCACCAGTGGATACTGAATATGAACCATTTGACCGAAACTTCTCTGTACAGTTTGTGGTTCATGGTAAGGGAATCCGAACATGTAAGGATATTGGATTGGAATGCGTGAATCCAAGTGCCATTCAAAATGGTCCTGTTCTTTCTGCTAGTGGATGCACTGCAAGTCCATATTGTAATTGCCCAGCGCAGTATAATATACCAATAGAAGCAGAACCAACATATCTTGAAATTCAAAAATTATATAATGAAATAAATGAATGCGCCTTGATAGAAAATGTAATGGGTAAAGATTACTTAGGTTGCGATTATAAAGATCCAAATTTACATTGTAGTTGTAATTGCCCAGAGCAAGGAAAACTCTATAATTCCTTTAATGCTATGACCAAAACATATGCGACTTTCTGGAACACTCCCCCAGGAGTTCCTCTACAACGAAATGCGGAAATGGTACAATTAGAATCGCAAAAGTTAAGACTAAAGATATATCCAAATCCAAAGGTTAAAATTGGAAAGATTGTGGAGATATTTGATATAAACGACATACCAGAAAATACCAAATACAAATATAAAGCAATTTCTGGAAGATGGATGGTATATGAAATTTTCCACAGAATGACTCCTTCTTCATATTCTATGGAAATTATATTGGTTAGAGATTCACTACCGTTTGATCCAGAGCAAGCACAAGTACCTACAAAAATATTGGACGCTAATAATTAATAAATAATAATATGATTAGTAACAGACCAAATTATACAGATTTACCATTTTTTCTTTCAAAAAATGCATTTACTGGAGACTTAAATACAGTAAAGGATCTTTCCGCAATTCGGCAAGCTCTTAAGAATTTGGTTATGAGTGATAATGGAGAAAGACCATTTAATTATGATTTTGGTTGTGGATTTTATAAAACTATTTTTGAAAACTATACAATGGAACTTATGATGGATATTCAACAGAAAGTATCCAGCAATATACGAATGTTTGAGCAAAGAGTGATTATTAATAATATAAGAGTTGTTGATGCCCCAAAGCAAAATGCAATAAATGTTTATATTGATTTTGGTCTGCCAGATGTTAATATTCAAGACACAATAAGTATAGCACTAACAAGGACAAGATAATGGCAACAAATAGCAATACACCAACAACACTTGGAAGTCTTGAGTTTTCCGAGATTAAGAGAAATCTAACAAGTTATTTGAAGAACCAATCTGTATTTTCTGGATATAATTTTGAAGGAAGTGCGTTACAGTCTGTAATTGATTTATTGGCATATAATACTTTTTATTATGCGTATTACGCCAATATGATTAATGCGGAAGCATTTTTAGACAGTGCTCAAAAAGAAGATTCTATAATTTCTCTTTGTAAGCCTCTCGGATATACAGTTCCTGCTAGAACTTCCTCACGCGCATCTATACTTGTTTCTGGATTGTCTGGAGTAAATACAATTGCATCAGGAACTGTATTCCGTTCTTCAGATTCTAATGGAACTTCATATAACTTCTACACCTTAGAGGATATTCCAGTAGTAGATGGTCTTGCTTCTGCTTTTAATGTTTATGAAGGAATAAATTATATTTCATTTGATGCTCTTCCAAATTTTGACTATGAAAATCAAAAAATAGCAATTGCTGCTACAACTGTAGATCTTGATACTGTTCAAGTTACAACAACAGATGATGCGGGAGATGTTCGGGTCTGGAGCAAAGTAGGAAATATTGGATATACTTCCAGAATAGATGAAAATATCTACTTTATAGAAAGAACAAGTACTGGATTTGCGATTCTATTTGGATCTGTGAATTCAGTTGGAAAATCAATAGATTCTACCATAGAAAAATTAAATGTTCGTTACTTGACCTGTAATGGTTCTGCTCCGAATAGTCTTTCTGCATTTTCTTCACCAACACTCAATGGTGTTGTTCAAGCGGTAAGTCAATCTTTTGGTGGTAAATCAAATCCAGATCTTGATGAAGTTCGTTTTATTGCTCCAAAATGGTTTGCTGCTCAAGAACGAGCAGTCACAGTCAATGACTATAAAGCATTGCTTCTGCAATCTGGTTATTTTCAATCTGATCAACAATTTAATGTATTTGGTGGTCAAGATCTGATACCACCAAAATATGGAAGAGTATTTGTTAGCGCAAATCTACAAGTTGGAAATGAAGGCGATGACGCAAAAATAAGAGACATTATGAATTTTCTCAAGGATCGTAGCGTAATTACAATCTTCCCTGAATATGTAATAACTGAAGCATTAAATGTATATACTGATTTTTTCTTTGGATTGGGACCAAGTACAACAAACGACGCAAAGACACGAACCAGTTTATTGGGATCGGTTAAATCTTTATTCAAAGCAAATTACAGTGTAACTGGAAAATTCAATGTTTCATTTAGTGCATCCGATTTCATCTCTTTATTGAGAGGAAACTCAAGTACAGATATAAGCACCATTATTATTTCTCCTGATAATTTTACAAATTATGTCAGAGAGACTTTAGTTGCAGATAAAGAATATCTGTTTAACTTGGGAAATGAATTATATCTTCAACCATTTACTTCGGTGAATATCACGGAACCATTTGATACAGCACTGAACGCAGTTGGAACTAAATCCGTGCTAAGAATGTCAGTAAGTTCAAATTCATCCAAAAACAATAAAACAAATCTTCAGTTATATCACATAAATCAAACAACTGGAGAAGAAACTTTTGTTCCTGGAGATTATGGATATTTTATAGCAAACCAAGGTGTTATATCAATCAATAAAGGTTTGATATCAACAACAGCAATAATGAATGTTGTATTCGCGAAAAAGAGTTTTAATATAAAGTTCAATAACTTAGTAACTTTTGATTATAATACGGTAGCAATAGTCTAATGTTATCATCTTCACTAAACAAAAAAGTAGTAACTGTAGATAATAGTCTTGCTAGATTGTATGACACAATCAGTGAACTAAATTCTACTTTATTTAATAGTGTTTGTCCAACGAATCATGATATAACTAATCAAATACCATTGTGGGTTATATTTGAAAAGGAAGATAGAATATCTAATGGCAATAGTGGATTAAATCTCTATGATTTCCTTCAAAAATATTATGATTGGTTATATTGTGATGAAACTGCTGGAGCACAATATGAATTGTCCAAAAGATTATTAGATATAGTTGATGTTGAAAAAACTAGAAGTAAGTTTCTAGAGCGTTTAGCAGGTATATACGCAACTGGATTTGATGTAAATTCTCTAGAATCGTATGGTGGTCTGGTTCGCGAAGAAAACTTAAGAAAATTCATAAAAGGAATCAGAAGAACATTCTATCACAAGAAAACGACTGAAGATGGTATTCGTTATTTCTTTCAGACTCTATATGGAGTTGATGAAGAAGACATACAGATACAGGTTCCAAAAGAATTTATACTCAGACTGAATGGTGGAAAATTCTCAGATCCTAATTTCCTTTTCTCTGGTCAAACTGGAGGGTATACTGCTACAAATGCCTTAAGTGGAAGTTATCTCAATGGATCGCGATTACAGGATGGAAATTGGATTCAGGATTGGTCATATCTGCTGAAGGTTGGAATTTCTTCCTCCAAGTATAAACAAAACTATCTTGATATCGCACATCCTGCTGGATTGAAAGTAGTTTTTGAAAAAACACTCGCAGATTATCAAGGCCCAACATTTGACGATACTGTTGCTACAATTTGCGATTCTGCGTATCTTAGAAATTATACTCCATATGGAATTTCTTTCAATTATTCCTCATCTGGAGCAACATCATCAAATACTTACTGGTCTACTGTCTCTGGATTGACACTCATAGGTCTTGCTAGAAATACGGGTTGCTGTGGGGCAAGTTATTCTGGGTTCACTGGAACTACCCATGTATTTCCAAACTGGTCTGGGCAATATTCTACAAGTAATTTTAAGGACATATATATCAGCACAATGTTTGAATTGTGCTATCCGACAGAATCTGGAGGATCTCCGAATTCTGGGTATGTTTGTATTTAATTAGGAATTAAAATGAGCACTAAAAGCATAAATGTTAAAAACTTTGTAAAAGACGCTGGAGTAAAGAACCAACTCTTTGTCTTTGCTGGATATAATCCAAATGTTGCAATTTCTGAAACAAATCAAAGTTCTATTGATATTTGGAATTATTCTGATTTTTCTGTTCGTATTGGTAAACCAAATATAATGCCCGTTGTGCCAAATGTAAAATGGAATCAATCAAAACCATATACGCCATGGTCATCAGTCACCCCAAACTCTGGCAATTTTTATGCTCTAAATGAACAAAATGGATATGTTTATCTGTGTGTCAGTGATAATTTAGCAAATCGTACAGATCATAATGGAACTATGGTTTCTAATATAAGACCAACTCACTCAGCAGGAATTGAAAGATATTCTGATGGATTTGCTTGGAAACCATTATATAAGATCACTCCTTCTTTGGAAAAATTTGTATCAAATTCGTGGTTGCCAGTTGTGTCTTTTGAATTTTTTGATTCATCAACTCAGGAAACATTTGGAAGATTGACAAAGGCATTTTGCAGTCCTGCTACACCTAGCAATATAGGTCAATGCGCTTTATATGCGAAGATCGCTTTAAATCAAGATGACGATACAACAGTCACGGAATATGAAAAGGGAGACTTATTTTGTACGGCAAACGATTTGTCATGTTCGCAATGTTATTATTTAACGGTAAATGACGATAAATATGAATCTGTATACTACGAAGATGGCGAAACAGTCCCACAAACGAAACAAATACTTGATAATTATGATTTAATTTCATCGTATATTGATACGGGGGAAATAAGTCCATCTTCTCCTTATTATTATTTGTATCAAATAAATGCTAATGATAATTTAAATGAAGGTGGTGTTGTATCTGCCTTCATTGATCTTTCTGGATTCAGTACATCTCAATTGATTACATCATCTTCAAATCCAGAATTTACAATTACTAGTAATAGTGGGTATGGCGCACGCATTAGATTACTCACCACCATCAATAATAATTCATATATCATATCTGGAATTGAAGTATTGGAAGGTGGATCTTACTATAAAGATATTACTTTAGAAATGGATCCAAATAGCATTTCAATTGATTCTGATATGTTGGTTTCTGCTATACAAGTTAATCTAGACGCAATAGATGGTTTAGGATTTGATCCAGTTGATGTATTGAATGCACAGCATGTAATGGTAGATGCTAGAATAGAAAAGAAAACAATAAATGATACAACAAGTATTATACTTCCAGATAAATTGAATTTTTTTGGTCTTGTTCAAAATCCATCATCTACAGTTGGAACAAATATAATCACATCTGGATCTAATAAAAATCAAAAGTTAGATATTGTCTACAGAACAACTATATTGGCAGAAGTATCTACAGACACATTAAATTCCCTTCCAACAACAGATAACATATACAACACACAGGGAGTAAATTCAACAAATTCCAGTGTAACCTCAAGTACAACAAATGGTGTTTTTATTGGTGGTGTAGGAAATATAGGTGAAGGTGGAGCGGCATCTTTTTATATTGCAAGTGAATTAAAAAATGTAGCATATGCTAAAGCAAATTCATTGGTTGGAGTCACACTGGCAAATAATGTAACTATTACGGCAGTATACCAACAACCAGAATTTATTCAATATACTGGTAAAGTTCTGTCAGTTAAGAAACTAAATACAGATCTGCCAATAAGTGATGTGGATTCTGTAATTATTCGTATAAATATGATAAAGGGAATGTAACATGCCACAAAGTCCTCTAGGTTCAGATTTACCCCTAAGCGGTTCACCATACCACAGTAGAGTATCTTCACACTATGGAAGTGAAGATAAGAATTACTATATGGTGGCATTTACCCCTGGATATGCTTTACAAGCATCAGAACTTAATGAATTTCAAGAATTATTCTTTTTGAATCAAAGTCTAACGCAAAGAATGAATAGTAATTGGTCAGCAACTGCTTACAGTACTCCATTTTGGGAAGGGTTGATTCCACTACAATCAAATGGATGTACAGCATCTACTCCAATTATCGCTGCCGATATAGGCACTAATTTTAATCAGGCAAGCACAAGTGTAACTTTTAATGCTGGTTGGTATCTTTGGACGGAATATTCAAGCAAATTGAGTTTTTGGATATATTTAAGTAGTACATTACGAAGAACAGTACAAACTACTGCTGTGGGTGGAGTAGGCACATTTTATATTGGTCTTGATGGATCAACCAATCAAATAAATTGCTGTCCATCAGCAGAATGTTCAGATACTCAAGATCCAACACTTAGAGACAATTCTAGAGATGGAAGCACCAGTAATTCTTACTTTACTTGTGGTGCTGCAAGATTGGGAATAACTTTTGGATCAACTCCAGAAATACGAAATGCGATTGCTTCTAATTTTTATCCAATATTTAAATTTAGCATAAATGGTGCTACGGCAACAGTCAAATTCATGGACGATCAACAAGTTTCAACCTAAGCGGATTAACTACAAATGGCATTTAATACTAGTATTTCAAATTTAACGGGAACTTCTACCTTTTACGATTGGTATCAAAAAGAAAATAATGAAATTATTTCAAAATTAAATCTCGCCCAAATTTCAAGTATTACTGGTGGAGATGGTATTCTTGTTGGGTTAAGCGCATCTAGTGGTCTTGCTACTCTTTCCATTGGTGGAACATCTGGAAATATAGCAGCAGGATTAACTTTTAGTGGTTCAATTTCTTTCTTAGGTGAAACAGTATTTCCAAATATTTCCTATAAGATTACAGGAGTTACTACGGGAACTTCTGGATATACTTTTGGTAGTGTAGTTAGAATTACATCAACTGGTTATACTCTCGCACAGGCAAATGGTGCGGACAGTGCTGAAGTTATAGGTGTGATTTCTTCAATGAAGTCTTCATATTCTGTGGTTTCTCTTTCTGGTAAGATAGATGGAAACTTTACCACGGTTGCTGGTGGAACTCTATCCCCAGGTTGTGTATATTTCTTGGATGGTCAAACTGCTGGATTCTTGACAACCACAGAACCAAATACAATTGGATATGTTTCAAAACCAGTCATGATTGGTATCGGCGAAACAGCAGGAATGATTGTTCAGTATCGTGGAAACTTTTTAAATTCAACATCTTCTGGATCTGGTCTTTCTGGTTCAAATATCATTTATGTTGCATTTCCAAAAAGTCCAGATCCAAGACTTCTTGGATTTACATTAGGTACTTTCCTCTCATATGCTCCACATGTCGCAGGAGCATCTGCATCTGTAAATGGTGCAACATTCTTTAACCAAGTATTAGCAGATACTGGCAGAACTGCATTAAATAAAGGTTGGTTTATTAGCGGAAGTAAGAACTTTATCAGTAGATTATATACTCCAGGAGCCCCATTCTATAATTTACCATGGGAAGATGATTTTGTTGTTGGAATGATTCAGGGTATGGTAACAACTGGTAGTGCATTCGTTTATGAAATTGTAACTAAAGGATATTCAACTGTAATTCCTCTTGGAGTTAGTTCACGCAATCCAAACGATGGTGTATATTATCTTGCTGGAACCACATATACAGTTGCTGCTCTAGGCGTTACTGGACAACTAACATTAGGTGCTACATCTAGTAATTCTGCATATCAACCAGTTTATCAACTTGGTCGTAACTTTACATCTTCAACACGACCTTCAAATTTCTTTGTAGATATTCGTCCACTGATGAATAGTCCAATTACAAGTTCATATAGATCCACTGCGGTTCCAGAAACTCTTACCAATGGATCAAATACGACATACAATGGAGATTTCTCTATATGGCAAAGAGATGCTGGAAATAAATCTGGAGTATATACGACATATGGTGATGTTTACTTTGCCGATGGATGGATTCGTAGACAATCTGGATTTGTATCAACTACTACAAGTTCACAAAATTTACAAAAACAAACATTTGCCAAGACAGATACAAGTGTTGAAGGAACTCCGACAAATTATATTGATATTAAATGCTTAGAAAGTCTTGCAAGCACATTAAGCACAACAACATCAAATCCTGTATATTCTATTGGTCATGTTGTTGATGGAATCAATACTTTTAGTAATACTGCAATAACGGTAAGTTTCTATGCCAAGACAGCAGTATTTGATAACAACTACAAAGTAAATGTGTATTTTGCACGATATGGAAATGGTGCTCTTGTTGAGAAGAATATCATTGGACAGATAACTCCACAATCAAATTGGACTAAGCATACACTCAATTATAATGTTCCAGCATATACAGATGTGACAAGTTATTCAAATGATTATGTTGAAATTGGTTTGGATTTGAATCCATTGATTCGCACTGCGTTTACCAGTTTAGTCGCATCTAGCACAAATGTAACTATTAGTGTTGCTTCAATGTGTGTATATCCAGGAACATTTACTGCTCCTCCACATATGTTCATGACAACTACAGAGAAATTAAAAGTAGCACAGAAATATTACTACACAACATATTCTGATTCACAGACTGTTGGATCTCAAACAATGTCAAGTCCAAGTGAACCCGAATTGAATACTTATAGTTTTACAGTACTCCCAAATGCTCAATTTTCTATATTTAAGTTACCAACTAAAATGAGAGCAAATCCAACTGTAACTATATATTCACCATCTAGCGGGACAGCGAATGAAATGTTTAATTATACTTTTGGAAATGACTTAAGAAATGCTGCGGGGTCAAGAGGGTACAATGGATCAGTTCGTACAGCACCTCTGGGAACACAAACAACATCCACATCATCCGATAATCCCGCAACAAATGTTAGATTGAATGTAAATTCTGGTGCGGTGTTTTACGATGTAGTCAATTGTAATTTAGTAGTAGATTCAAGTTATCCAATTTAATGGAGAAATAAATGGCAAGTTGTAGCAACAGTTCAAATATCCAATCGTCATTGACTTCCCTAAGTGTTGTTCAGGGGGGATCGCGACTAGTTACTGACATCACACGAATTTCTGGTCTTACAATTGGAAATGTGATTCGTTATGATGTTGCAACTACTGGGTTTACTGCTTCTAAGGCGAATGATGCTCCAAGTTCAGAAGTATTTGGTGTAATTGAATCTCAGAATGTTTCCACAAATACATTTAGTGTTGTCATATATGGTTCAATTAATCTTGGAGCATCTTATCTCGCAGATATGGGAAGCGGTGGGGGATCTGGTGGAAATGACATTTACTTCGTAAGTGGAATTACTGCTGGAACTCTTCAAAATCTTGCACCCACAAGTTTGAATCATATAATCAAACCAGTATATCAAGCAGCACCACATGGATCATTTTCTGGAATTGTAATGAATTATCTTGGATATAAGATAGGTGGAGATATAGAATCTGTTCTTGAAGATACAGAATTGGGAAATATTCTAATAGTTCTTGGCACAAATGAATTTACAGAAGGTTATGTTGATGCTTCAATTTCACACGAACTTGCAATAGCAGATTATGGCGAGTTTTATTCTAAATTTGGAACACAATACGGATATGTTGAAAAGATAGTTGTTAATGAAGCTATAGGTGGTACTATACAAGTTGGAATGAAAGCAAGACAACCATCATCTGGATATGTGGGAACTATTGTAAGAACAGATAGTGCAAATGCAACTTTATATCTTTATAAATCACCAACTTCAAGTCTAGCAAGCACTTCTAAAAATTTGATTGTTGATACAAGCAGTAATACAACTCAGACATTCACTATCGTTTCTACAGAGATATATGCTGTACAATCGCCAGTGATTACTTTATCACAACCGTTGAATATTAGTGGTAAAGATGGAACAAATGTTGTAACCCAAAAGGTAAATACTGCAATAAAGGTAAAACCCCAGGGAATAAAAGTAAATGTTCCAAGGTCAGTGACAGTCACATCTTTAACGGCATCTAATATTGCTCTTGGCATTACATGGGCAGATGTTGGAACTACATTAACAAGTTATGATACAAGATTAAGAGCACTTGAGGCAATAGTTAAACCATAATGTTTTACGGAAGCAGTCCATATCTTCAACGAAAACTTCTAGGAATTCTTGGAGCAACTGGTGCTACTGGAGCAACTGGTGCTACTGGCGCAACTGGTGCTACTGGTTCTCAAGGATCAATTGGAAATACTGGTCCTGGTTTAACAGGAATGACTTATTCAAACGGAGCAATAATCCACACATATACTGATGGATCAAGCATTAGTGTTGAATCTCCAAATGGAATACAAGGATCTGATGGTGATTATTATATCTTTGCTGATGGTGAGAATATTGTAGCAGGAACTCCAGGAATATTTTCTGGATTATCTTTGAATACATCTCTACCTCAAGATAGAGATGGTATCTTCACAATATCAAGATTGAATATTCGTGGAATAACAACAAGTTCACAAAATAGTAATCTTACATTAATTGGAATTAGTAGTTCTGTAGAATCCAGGATGATAAATGTTCAATATAATTTATCAGGTCTTCCATATCTTGGATTGTGTGGTGGATCGGAAGGACAACTGGTTGTATTTCAGAGTGGAACCAGATTTGTTGGATTGACTGGCACAAAGTATAATATAGATGCAAAAACGGTTGACCTACAATCTCTAAATTATGGAGAAAGAGTTCAATTTGTAAGACCAATACTAAAAACATTATCCTCAACAACAGGAACAGATCAAAGGTATTTCTACTGGCCAATAGATTGCCAAAATGCCAATACATTTGTTTTAAATTCGTTTCAAGATCAACTTATAGTTGGAACTAAAACAGTTGCTCAGGTAGTTTTAATTAAGAATCCACCAACTGCTAATATAGCAAAAGCAATCACTATAGTTGTACCATCAGGAATCACTGGTGGATTGGTAACTAAATTTGCTGTTGCCGATGATGTATCTGGATTTACACTAAACGATGCCGATTTCTCTGTATCTTGGCCATTGACATATCCTCCATGCTTCACTAGTGGAATAGATGTGATAAATTCTGTACATTTTGATGGAATTTGGTATTCTAATTATGGACTATACAATTCAGGAACAAGTTCTGTTTCATGGAATACATCATATAGCGATTGCCCAGGATCATATAATATACCAGATCCAGACTATCCAGCCTATGATCCAGTTGGTCTTTGCTGTGTTGGTTGTAGTGGTGCATCCGCTTCATTTGTTGGCACACAATCATCTTGTCAATTGTTAATATCTCAAGGATTGGCACAATTCTTTGAAGGAAAAGATGGAACATATAGTGGATGCACATTCAATGATGCTCCTGTTGGAATTTGTTGTTATAAAAATGGAAATAATTCCACAATCAAACATCCAAATCTACTTAGATTGTGTGATTGTTTAAGACTGTCTAGAAATTCAAATGAACAACCATGGTCATATTGGCAACAAATAGATAGTTGTTGCAAGAATATAAATTGTGTAGATTGTGATGCTGCGTTTAACGATACTGGTGCTTGCTGCAATGGTGTTGGTGGATGTGAAAACAATACATCTCGCGCTTCGTGTGCTGACAGTGGAAAATATTGGCAAGGAAAAGGAACAGTGTGTCAATATTTTCCACCTAATCCACCAGATTTTCCTGCACCTATAGAGATCTGTAAAACAGGAACTGCTGGGTGTTGTGTGACAGGAACATGCTCAGATGTTTCTAGACAATCTTCTTGCTCTGGATTATATTATGGATGTGGTCATACATGCGGATCATTTGATTGCGTGGATAATCCACAAGTTATATGTCCTTCATGTCTTGATTCAAATCAAATATTCCAAGTTAAAAAATATAATTCTACTGGCAGTTTTATTGGATTTACTGAAGTCAAAATTGGTGATTTCTTTGCAGGTGGAATTGTTGCTGGTGTATTTAGTCCAAATGGAGCAACATGCTTAGGAAATAGATCTGCATTTGGTGGATTGTATGATGGATTACCTCTTGGTTCTTATACCGATGATGCGCTTAGAAATTCAATCACTGGACCATTAGTATTTAATGAATTAAATTCTGGAACTGAAAAAACATCAAGCGCATATAGAAGTGTGTATGATCCAATGGGATATGGATTTACTTTGCCAGAAGCACATCAATCCAACTGCGATTCATGGTTAATGATTGTTTCTCCGTGGCCTGCTAGAATACGAGAAGATTGGGATATAACTACTCATCAATTCACAGCAACACCATTTGTAGATTCTACTGTTTCACCAGATACAAGTATATTGCCAGCTGCAGACTTCGTACTAAATGAAATTGGCGAAAATCTAGTATACTCCAGAATAATTAATTTATTCACATGGAGTCATGGTGGAACATCACATTGCTTCACACTCGATGATAATTTAAATTCAATTTTTGATGGACAAGTATTATCTGAATCATGTGCATTCATTGGAACAGGGATTCGATCCGATGGTGCATATGGAACATTGCCTATACTAAAAAATGGAACTATGGGCAATACTTATTGGGGAAATGCTACAAGTTTTGATACATGTCCAGATGTAAATCTGTGTGTTGATTGTGAAGATTCCCCATTAGCAAGAACTAGTTTAGGAAGACCTTTCATATTTACCAGAAATACTGGATGGTGGTCAAGAAATTGGGGTCTATACAATTCTTGTAGATTGTTCGGTTCTGATGTTGCTGAATATTATCTCAGATCTGGAAATGGTATTGGTGGGCCACAATTTGCCAATCTTAAAACAATATTTGGTGCTACAGGATATGCTGGATTTACAGCAAATTTCTTTCATACAGGAACACCTACAGCAAAGACAACTATTGCTGAAGGAACTAGCGTATATAACAGATATTATTATTCTTCAGAACAAATGAAATCTGAAGGATATCCACAAGTATCAAGATGGTATGTTCCCAGCATAGACGAACTTTCATTCTTAGCAAAACAATGCGTAGATATAAATCTTCAAGAAAAACTATACAATTATGGAATAACTTATGGAATTCCTATTGGAAGTTCTTCCATAGGAGCAAATGGATATGTTTGGTCATCTACTGGAACATTTGATGAAGGTGTCACACGACAATACATTCAAGCAACTGGTGGATCGCCATGGCCAAATTCTGGAGAAAATGGATCAGAGGTAATATTACCATCCGATTCAAGATATGGGCAGATATTAACAAACCAATTTACCAAGGCGTGGGTATTGAAATTTCCAGAACATGATATTGACACACAATTACCACCATCTCCAAATTCGTTTAAAGTTAAAAAAGCACACGACTTTGACGATAAATATGAATTGAGATTGGTAAGACTTATTCGTTGTGATCAAAGATATTATGATAATAATTCACCTGAATTTTTAAGAAATAGAACATGGATGGTTCCCAGACTAACTGATGCTGCGGTATGCAATGGAACAAATCAAGAGATAGATGGAATCAATCCGCAGTACAGTTCTGCCAATTTTACTCTAGATCCACAGACATCCACTATATTCAGAAACGCAACATAATATGATTTACGGGTCATCCAGAATTGTACAAGTAGTATCGGGAAATGTTCCAGGGGCAACTCAAGGACCAACTGGTCCTACTGGGTTTACTGGTCCTACTGGTCCTACAGGGTCAACTGGGTCTACTGGAGTTCAAGGACCAATTGGTGCGGGAATTACTGGAGCAACTGCGATAGGTTCCAATGTTGTATTCTTTGGTAATGGACTCTCATTCTCATTTTTCGCCAGAGGAAATACTGGAGTTTCAACGGGAGATGAATATTATAAAGTGAACGGTTTAGGTGTCAATACCGAAAACAAATCAACAAACATAATATACACATCTCAAGAAGATTATTATCCAGCAAATAATGATATTGTTAATTTTAAATCATTTAGACTATCTGGTGGACTTGGTGCGACATTTGTTGGAATGAGTGCGGATGCTGGAACTGTATTTTTGTTTGGAGCAACGGTTTCAGATTCTCAGATACCATTTGGAAATACAGGAGAAATTCTGTATATAAACAGCAATGCTGGATTTGGAACAGGAACACTAAAAGCAGCTGCTGCTCCAAATACAAGTTTCACTCCAAGCACCCAACAATTAATAATTGATCAAGTATTTTCAAGAGAATCTATATTTAAAAATAAAAACTGGTCAACAATTGGAACTATTCCATTTAGATTCAACAATAGTATTCCATTTTCATATTATGGTGGATTGACTACTGATACATTTGGTAAATCTGTTGTAGAAAATAATATTTTACCAAAATTTATATTTGAAGTTGGTTCCAGATATAAACTCGCAAGTCCAGTTGAT